ATTAAACTATACCAAAAGTTGAGGTGTTTTTTTTGCAAATTTTTATGTCAAGAAGTATTCGAAACAACCAACAAACCCATTAACCGTAAGGCTTAGAAATCCAATTTACTGTGAGAAAGTTGAGTTAAATTGTATAAATTTCGATTACACAATCAAGAAAATGAACATACATTTATAACTTCTATTTCGCTTCTGAGAAAAGAAACTGGCTATACTTCCAGTAAAGTATTAGAACTTTTAAAATTAATGAAAAGAGCAAAAATCATCAATATTGAGAGTATGTCAAGATGGGATTATCTATTAGATCAAGATGGGAATATTAAAGATAAAGACATTTTAATTATTACTGCAATTGATGCTATTTCTTCATTTCAAAATAAAGACGATGAATATTATATTTACATTAATCTTGATTTATTTAAGAAATATGAAGAATCTAATATGTACGGTAGAATTGAGAAGTATATAGCATTATATTGTTTGATTGCTAAATGGTCAAACAATACGGAACAGAAAATGAATATGAGAATAGCAAAAATGGCAAAAATTTTAGGATTTGATAAGGATTTCGTACATAAAATGATTTATGAAATGAATAGAAATTATTTTATGTCGTCTCGCAAAAAAAATAGAAAAAGTGGAAGGTATTATTTTGAACACAGATTATTAACAAGCACAAAAAAAGAAGATGTTGAAAAATTTTTATCTTCTGAAAAAGAAAATATTGAAAAATTGATTAATCGTGTTGAGAAGAAAAAGAATAAGAAAAAAGTAATTGATATTGAAGAAGAATTAGAGAGCAGTGAATTAGTGGAGTTTGTAGAAGAAATGTCAAATATTAAACATGGTTTCGGGAAAAAAAATAACTGGGGCGAAGATGATTTATTTTGATAATGTTTGAGTGCTTTTTTAGCACTCTTTTTTTATATTCCAAAAAAAATAATCAAGGGGGAATCGTAAATGATGAATCAAATAAAAAAAGAGTTTGAAGAACTAAAAAAAGGAATTACAAAAATAAAAATATATATTGATATGCAAAAACAGATCAATGAAGAAATATCAAGAATCATTAAACAAATGGAAGGTGAACAAGAATGAACATTAATCAAGCATTATCAAAATTAGATTGGCGTAAAAGAGCGTATTTTATGCGGAAGTTTCAAATTCGTTCGCCAAAAAACGCACATATTTTGGATATGTCTGATGAAGAGTTTCTGAAATGGGCAGATAGACAATCATTTATTGTTTTTGAGAACTGGGAACAAACGGATGAGTATTTTGAATTGTATATGTTGTATATGAAAGGCAAAATGCAACGAGACCTTGAAGCAATATATGATGTTGTTTCAGATAAAGCAAAACAAGGCGACGAAAAGGCGGTTAAATTGTTTTTGCAATTACATAAAGACATGAATCAACTTCAAAAAGTGATGAATCGGACAAATAAAACAAAACAAGAAAAAATACAACAAGAAGAAGATGATGACGATTTAGAGATTTAAAATCAGACAATATGTCGGTTTTAAGCAGGGTATCAAAATTGATAACTTGCTTTTTCTTTTTGCAGGAGGTGATTTGATGGCTAAAAGATTAACAAAAGAGCAAAAATTAAAAATCATTATGAACGATTTTAAATTGTTTGCAAAAAATTTTATTAAGATAATCGACAACAATGGGGATACTGTACCGTTTGTTTTGAACGCTGAGCAAGAGCAATTTATAAATGAGATGGGGAAGTACAATATCATTTTGAAAGGGCGGCAAATAGGATTCACAACACTTTCTCTTGCCTATATGTTGTATAGTGCATGTACTAAGCCCGATACAAACTATATCATCATGACTCATCATGCAAGTGTTAGTAAATCGCTTTTCGTTAAATTGAAGAAAATGTATAAGAGTTTACCACATGAGAAGTACCCGAATTTGTTTCCTAAAACACTTTTAAATAACAGGGATGAACTATATTTACAGAATGGAAGCAGGGTCATCATCGCAACAGCGCAAGGAGAAGATGCTATTTCAGGAAATTCATTCCAATTAATCCACTTGTCCGAAATGGCGAAGTATCCGCAGGACGTACAAGAGGAAATAATTGCAACATGTATTCCTGCATTGGCAAAAAATGAATCCAGTGCCATCATTATTGAATCAACTGCGTTTGGATATAACACTTATCAAGAAATGTTTATAAAGGCGTGGAGAGATAAAGAAAGCGTTTGGAAGGCACATTTTTATTCATGGCTTGCAAAATCTTATATTCAGCAATTTCGCCATACATTTGATGAAAGCGAAGCATGGTTTAAAGCGAATAATAATGGTAGACGAATGACATATGACGATTTAGATCATGATGAGATGGTTTTAAGAGATAAATACGGTGCTACATATAGACAATTGATGTTTAGACGTTATTACATACAAACAAATTCTCTTGAAAAGTTTAGACGTGAATTTCCAACAACTCCCGATGAAGCGTTCATGGAAACAAATAAAGCAATCTTTGATACTGCAAAGATCATTGAACGGTTGCAATATGTGATACCGCCTTTAGAAACAAAAGAGGTTTATGATAAATTGCCCGATGTTTTAAAACCATACATAAACAAAAATCTATTTATTTATCATTTACCAAAACCTAAAATTAGACATTATGCAGGCGTGGACGTGGCAAGTGGACAAGGTGGCGACTATTCAACTTGCACGATATTTGATGCTGATGGGCAGCAAGTCGCTTCATTCTATGCAAATGACATTCCCGTTTATCGTTTTGCAGAAATAGTAGATGCTTTAGGTAGATTTTTTAATTATGCCTTTATTTGCGTTGAAAGGAACTCACTGGGATTGCCTTTACTGGAACGTTTAAGAAAAGATTATGGATATTTAAACTTATTAAAACAAAAGGTATTTGACCAAAAAGGTAAACGTAAAATGCAGTTAGGTTTCCAAACAACGAACGTTACGAAACCGATAATTATAAACGATATGAAAGAAATGTTCGAATTAGGGCTTATTAATATCGAATGTGTGCGAACCTTAGAGGAAATGAAGATATATCAAGAAGATTCAAAAGGGCGAATGGGTAACAAAAAAGGAAAATCAAATTTTGATGATATGGTTATCAGCGTGGCTATGGCGTGCCAAGCACTTAAACAGGCGAAGTACTATGTTGATATTTGATGATGACTCCTTAATTTTGGGGAGTCGTTTTTTATTTTCTTAAAAGGAATTTCTAAATGAATCTTCAACATTATATAAAAGAATATCATGAAGGGCGTTCTGATTGGTTTATTGAAGAAGTGCAATCTGTATCTAATCAGCAACGTATAATGAATGTAATGAATTTAAAAGATTATTTAAATGGGCAACATCGAATCCTTCAAAAGCCAAATGAAAGATTTGCAGGAAAAGAGTATGTGCCAAAAAAGATTGTTTTGAATCATGCTTTGACATTATTAAACTTCCAAGTATCATTTTTGTTGCAAAATCCAGTAACCATTACAGGTAAAGAAAGAATTGTGAAAGAGTATCAAAAAGTAAATCGACAAGGGAAATATGATCGGTTGAATTATCGGATTCTTGATAAGATGTTGAAATATGGTCAAGTGTATGAGTATGTTTATATGGATAAGAATACAATCAAAAGTAAAATCATAGATGCGAGTGAAGGTTATCCTATCTATAATCATGATAATGAAATGATTGCCTTTATACAAGCGTATATGGTTGATGGGATTGATTATTATGTTATATATTTAGATGATGTTGTTCAAGAATACAATAATAAAGGCGGTCAATTGAGATTAACAGGAAGATATGCTAATTTAAGTGGATTACCTATTGTTTACAAGACGATGAATGAGATAAATGAAAATGAAGGTAAAAGCGAATTAGAAAATTGGATAAGTATTCTTGACAATTTAGAGGATTTAATTTCAAAAGCAACTGATGGATATTATAAATACATTACAGGTATTCCAGTAGTTACAGGACAACAATTAAAAGGTGAAGGATTGCCAGTTGATGTTATTGGGGCTGGATTAAATTTAGATGATGGGGCAACGTTTGAA